ATATTTAATTGATCTGCTGATATAGTAATAGAGGAATTAATGTCTGTTCCGGCTACTAGATCAATAGATGCTAAAGTGCCCCCGGCCTTAACATATAAAACTGCACGAGCTTCAACATTATCACTTAATGAGGTAACTTCAGTCTGAAGACCTGAAAACCCAGCTTTAAAATCTTTTTCTGATTCTACCCACTGAGTCCCATCCCATGAATAAAGTGTTCCTAACTCTTCAAGGTTACTTACAGATGTATTTACCCACATGTCTCCAACTACCAGAGGTACATCTGCTCCATTAGTATCTACACCTCGTTTTGTAGGAGCTGAAGTATCTCTAAATACTATACTTCCTGGAGGATTATCTTCGATAGAAATAACAGATGTTTGTAAAGATGCTACTGATTCTGCCAACCCTCCTGTCCCGGTTACTGTAGTTTCAAGAGATAATAAGGCACTTGCAGTAGTTGCATAAGCATCTTTTAGCTTACCGTCATAAGGTACAAAGCTAGTCCCGTTCCACACATAAGAAGCGTCATCATCACCAGAGTCTACCCATATGTCACCCTCTTCAAGAGGATCTCCGGATAACCTTGTAGTAGGCTCTGTAGCACTCCTAATAATAGTTTTTAAATCACTGCCTATAGTAGATTCTACACCACTAATAGATGTTGCATTTGCAGTAATAGCATCTCCTTGATTACTTACACTAGTTTCAAGTACACTAATGGCACCTGCATTAGCAGTGACAACATCTTTAATAGCACCATCGTAGTCTACCCAAGAAGTACCGTCCCAAACGTAAGCAGCGTTATTATCATCTGTATCTAGCCAAATATCACCTGGTACAAGGGCTTCTCCATCGTCTCGTTGAGTAGGGGCAGCTGTAGATCTAATTACTGTTTTTAAATTTATATCAATAGTAGAGTTGACTGCTGTAATAGCCTGGGCATTGGCTGTTATATCATCTCCTAGAGAGCTAACAGTGCCACTCAAAGTACTAATGGAAGTTGCATTTCCACTTACATCTGTCTTTAGGCCTCCTTCGTAAGGCTGCCATGTAGTAGTTGCCAAATCCCAAATGTAAGAAGTATTATCATCGTCTGTATCAACCCAAATATCCCCATTTCTTAAAGCCTCTCCATCATCTCTGAGAGTAGGGGGGGTATCAGATTTTATGATAGTTTTTAGATTAACATCTATAGACGTTTGTACACCTGTTATAAGGCTTGACTGAGCAACTAGTCCATCTTCATTTGCCTCTACACGGCTTTCTAGTGTAGTAAAAGCAGATGTAGTAGCATAGTCTGCTAATGTAGTAGCTAAAGAAGCATTGGTTACTAAATCAGCTGTTGCTAAAGATATCTCTTCATCTACGTAACTTTCAAGAGCTAGCCCTGCAGTAGCAGTAGATATCTGATTAGCTACGCTAGCATAAATAGTAGCAGTAGCTGCAGAAATTTCATCATCTACGTAGCTAGTTAGAGCTAGCCCTGCAGTAGCTGCATTTATCTCATTAGTTACTTCTGTTATCAGGGTAGCTATAGCACTTGCTATTTCATCTGTAACAAAGCTTTCAAGGTTTAAAGCAGATATAGCATTATTAATATCCTGCTCTACCTGAGTGAATATACTGGCTGTAGCAGCTGTTATTTCAGAATCTACATAGCTAGTCAAAGCTAGCCCGGCTGTAGCACTACTTATTTCAGTATCTATATAAGTAGTTAGTTCAGCAGAAGCGGATGCTATCAGACCATCAATAGTAGTTCTTAACACCAGTTTAGAGTATAGGTCATCTACGCTACCTACTAACGTTGTTTGTACTTCACTACAAACACCCTGAATAACCCGGAAAGGAGGTAAGATGTTGGGGTATTCACGGTCTACATAAAGAAAGAGGGGGTCGGAATCAATTTCTATTCCTAAAAATCTACTGTTTACTGCAAGAGGCAGAGTATTCTCAAGAGGAATGATCTCTATCGGATCTCCTAAGGAGATGATACCGCTATCAGAATAATAACGATTTCCATCCAGATCTATAAATATAGTACCAGTAGTTGTAATAGCCATTATGCTTCAGAATCTTCATCAATATATAAGTACATTTTAGAAATAACGGATTCTACGTTTCCAGAAGCCTGGTCTGTGCCTTCTACATTTTCTCCTTTTTCAGCTAGTACAAACACTTTAATAAACGTTTTAACAGGAAGGTCTATATCTGTTAATACAATACGCTGTATAGCTGCATCAGAACCTTCAAGTGTCAATGTAGACAATGCAGTTTTATCGGTTGCTTTACGAGCTACTAGAAAAGAATTTGTAAAGTTGTCGTTAGCACGTAGTTTTATATCAATATTGATATTCTCACCTTTATCTGCCATATGCAGAGGAGGGTTCTCTTCTTTAAGATACAAATCCTCTATCAGGTCTATGAATGACTCTTTAGTACTATCTAAAGTATCTTCATTAAGATGCCTTACAATCTTTAGAAGAATGTACAGCTCAGTCCGGTTAAAGTTACCTGTATTCGTTATGATATCTTTTATATAACCTCTATCATCAGCTGAGAATAGGGGTAGTTTCTTATGTAATTGGTTTTCAAAGATGCTAATATTCATATCAATAGTAGTTTAACTAAAAAATAATAATTATTCTTCCAACTTCCTAAAGCTTAAATAGGCCAGGTCATCTGATCTGAGTAGGTTTTTAAGCTTAGTCTTATTACCCATTTTACCTCTGGTAGCTACAAATCTGTACACAGACTTATTAGGTATCTTACAATTACCCTTATTCCAATAGAACCTGCAATACCAATCATTAGTAAAGTAGACTATCCATTTTTCACCTTTACCGGTCTCTTTATCATACAGCTGTTTACCTTCTTCAAGTAACTGCTCTTTAAGCTTATTACTTTCAGCCCAATTTACCTGCTGGTTATGATAGTTTCGTTTAATTCTACCTATAGATAGAGTGGAGAGGTTAGCTCCTAAATTAAGCTTACCTCCTTTAAGAATAATTTCATTCATAGCCATTTCGTTAAACTCTTGAACTATAGATGACCATTCACTATAAGATAGTTCTCCTCCCTTAGCTTGGTAAAATGTGTATATTTCAGGTGAGTTATAATTCATTAAAAGGTATCTCTAAAGTTTGCAAATTGTCCAAAATCAGGATTAAATACATGAGCTTCTAGACTCTTTAATCCTATATGGTATCCATTATTTCTATCCCAAGTACTTTGATTAAAGCTAATATCTCTAAGAAAGTTAACAGTATATCCACGTACATCTACTTTACGTAGAAAACGATATTCTTCTTTGTGATGAATGTCTCCAAGAAACATCTCTCTATATTTTGTTTCTCCCCACATGGTAGGTACTTCTTCTGCTACATCCAATGGTAACTGCTTTACTCGTTTCTTCTCATGTTTACCATGTGCAAAAGATAGCAAGTTCTTACCAAATTTCCTGTGATGCATGGGTTTTGATATGTTTGATAGTATTACTCTCTGAGAATTGGCATATAACGCCTTCAAAACTTCATTAAGATAGAAGACCTTATCTTCATCATGATTGCCCTCTACAGGTACCAATTCTACTTCCTGAGCGAATGTTAAGCCTTTAGATACCATACCAGATATGGCAGATACCCCTAATTGGAAGCTTTCTTTCCAATGGACACTTAATTCTTGAGGAGTTCCTGCTTTTGTCTGACTGAAAGAGCCATTTGTATTAAAGAAGTCATTTCCTATAGGAATGTACAGTTTCTTTATTCCATGAGGGCTAATCCAATTATAGATACGTGCTACAGAATCTTCTATTAAAGCTAGATTTTCTTCAATCGTATATCCTTTACCCACTTCAGATAGTTTATCTATATGGGCATCATATACATTCAGAATAGCTGCATTGTTTTCAGTATCTAGTATTACATCTGGTATAGATAAAGGAGTTATAGATTCTTTGATTGCCTCTAAAATAGATTCCGTATAATTCTCTTCTTCGATTGTTTTAGGTACAACAGAGTATCTACGTCTACCTGCTGCATCTGTCCAATACTTTACATCGTTATAGGGATCAATTCTATCATAGTCAATACCTACAGATTCACAGTATTCTTTTAATGTCTGATCATTTTCAGCTGTGAACTTAGATTTTGCTCCTGTATTAGGTCTGTTTGAATGTTCATTATCATGCTGCTCTTTAGAGTCATATTCATCATAATTACCTTTATTAGCTTTAAGCTCTCCCTTAGCTTCTGCTACTTTGGCTTCTGATACACCAAGATACTCGGCAAGTCTTTCGACCCCCCACTTTTTATATCCCGGTTTAGAGTCGAGGAACTGCTGAATTTCAGGTATTGTCATAGAAAGGTCTTTAGATTAAATCTTATTGGAATAGATACGCCTACTGAGTGCGTTTTTAGGAGAGTGTCATAACGATACTTAATCTGGTATCTACTGCTTGTCACAAACCCGGCTTCTACAGATAGACTTTTAAGATTGGTTAATTCTGCTCCCACAATGAAGTAAGGCCTGGGAGATCTGACCTTTGTAATAGTCTTCGTTGTCAAGGTAGTTATATTTTGAGTAATGGTCAATTCTCTCTCTTGAACTAATCGACGTTTAAGGTAATACTCAAAAGATTGATCTTCTAGTGTTCCTAGAACCCTGGTTACCCAACTGGCAGCTAAAGTAGAATCACTGTAAGAGGTTTTATATTCGTTTGTGTCTTCGTTTATAGCTACAGGGTCAGATATAGTAAGGGTATCTGCATATACCGTATCTATTTCTTCTGGTGGGATTCTTTCTGAATACTCTCTATATACTGCAGCACTGTCTATCTCTACAGTTCGTTCTACTTCAACCTCTACTTTTTCTATGAGGTAATCCGGGGTAAAAATTCTTAATATTACAGTGTAAAGGACAAGAGCTAATACAACGGCTCCTATTAGTTTAATGCTTTTCGTCATTTAGCATGGTTTTTATCTGGTTCATATTACAAGTGAGCTCTTCTATTTGTCTTTTTAGCTCATCTTTATATTTATTTCTATCAGACAGTCTATTTTGTACTTTACTAAGGACTTTTATCCAAACATCTGTTATGAATACTAAAAGTGCCATAATGTTGTGTTAAGAGTTCATCCTAATTATAGCGCTCTCTACACGTTCAAGCTGTGACTTAACTTCAGCGATTAGAGCTTCTATCTTAGCATCGGATGTGGTAAATGTACTAAGGGCATCTTTAACTTCGTCTTTGTTACGAGTTACTAGCTGTATAACGTCTTTAGAGACGTCAATTTGCTTGCTTAAGCTGTTAGCCATAAAGGTTCTAAACTCCTTTTCTAACTCTGCTTTTTTGTTCTTTTCAGTAATATATAGTCTTAAAAATACTCCAGACATAGCTAAAGTCAATATAACAATAACATACGCCCAAGGTGACAATCGTTCAAGGGTGTTTAAAGCGTCTCCATTAGCTAGCTCTGATATCTGGTAGAGGAAAGTCATAGATGATTATTAGGTATTGTAGGTTGAATCAATGTAACAAAAAATTTGGACTTTTCATTATACCTTTAATAGTTACTTGTATAACAAAAAAAAGGAGAGAGTTATTAGACCCTCTCCTTGTAAATAATTAGGCGGCCAGTACTACACTCCGAAGAATGTATTAAAGTCTACCGCTTCAGTGTCAAGAACTCCTGCTTGGAAAGCCAGAACAATTTCTACATACGTATTGCTCTTGGCAATATTTGGTGTAGTGTTTGTCTTATACTGAATAGTAACTACATCGTAGTTAAGATTAGAATCTGCAAAGAATTCAGGCTTGTCAGCTTGAAACGGAGTCATGCGATAGAAGAAACCTTCTGACGCTTGAGTGTTTCTCTCCATACTTCTGATTTGAAGGTAGCTACCTGTCCCTGGTTTAGGAGTCTGAGCAGATGTTCGAGGAGTGTCCCCAAAATCTTCAGAAAGACCTGTATTAAACGCAGTTACTTGATCATCAAGATCAATAGCAATTCCTTCATCATTGTCTGGAGCAGGTGTAGCACCTGTCAGTTTCAATCCTGCAGCATCACTACTGCTTGGTGCAGTAGATGTAGACCCAAGAGCAAGTGCGGAAGCTGTGTCTCCAGCATAAGGTCGGTCAAGTGTTACCACATTACCACTAATGCTCTTAACCATGTAAACAGGGAAAGAGGTGTCAGTAGCGCTACCGATACGGAGATAATCCCCGGCTGTAAGCTCACTTGCATCATCAGATACAACTACTTGGTCACTTCCGTGAACAGCTGCAGCTGTAGCATTAGCAGGGCCGGCATCTTGCAGCTGAGTCGTTGCAAGAGCAGTAACTACATCAACTTGAACAAAGAAACGTCTGTTCTTTGTGGCTACTTTAGCAATTTCACTAGCAATCTTGTAAGAGATAGCTGCTTCTTTTGTAAAGTAGTTAGCGTTATATGTAGGCTCTGGCTGATAACCGTTAGTTACATCAGTAACTTTCAGGTTATAGTCACCTGCACCATCGTCGATATCGCCGGTAGATCCGTCGTATCCTACATAGGTAATTTGCTTCTCAGGAGCACTGTAGTTTGTTTGAACTACTTTTTTAATTCGATCAAGCTCAAGAATATGTGTCTTAACGGGCGTTTTCCCGCTTGCAACACCCTGAGCAATGATCATCTTATCAGTAGCATTAGCACCGGTAAGGTTCAGGTTACTACCTGAAGCAACATCGAAGATGCCAATCTGTGCCTTAGGAAGGAACTCTGGCCCTTGATAAGATACAGAAGCGTCATCAGCGACTGCGGTGTTATTAATTAATAAATGTCTCATAATAATATGACTTATGGGTTATGGTTGGGTGTGCCCTTATCAGACACGTAGCAACTTCATTGTTGCTTTATTCTTTAAGATATCTATAAACTTACACCTATTCAACTTTACTAAGCGTTTGCTGTCCAGCCGGTGTCAGGCTATTGATATCTGATAAGATCATTCTAGCAGCTATATCTATAACTTCATCATGCATAGGGCTAGGTAAATCAATCGTTTGTCCTCCAGACAGGGATACTGTTGCTGGAGTTTTTATATACGTAAGATTTACTTTGTCCACTACAAACTTATCATTTGTAAATACGTTTAAAGAGTCTCCTTGAATTACATATAAAGGTGACTTTATTCTAGTACCATGAAAAGGTGATGTAGCAGTTACAAGTATTTGCTGCTGTTGAGTAGGTTTAAGGCCAGAAACTCTAGTCGCATAGTCTACTCCTTCAGTTCCGTCTATTACTCTTTTACCGGACGTTATTGCGTACGTTACTCCATCGTCATTATACTGAACGATAGCAGACCCTTTAATGGGTAAAAAGTAATCATTAGGGAAGGCTACTTTATCTACAAAAGTGCCCTCTATGGTAACAAGAGGCTCGTATTCAGCATCAAGCTCTTGTTCCTTTATTAAATGTCGTAAGTCTTCTATTCTCTTAATAGACTGCTCGAACCCTAGCTGAAATAGGTTAGACTTAGCTTCAAATCGTTGTTTAATAAACCGGCGTGTAGCCACATTGAGGTACACATCTAACTCTTCTGGCAATACGTCATCGTATGCAGCAGAATCTATCTTGTCTATTCTTAGATTAAGTTGAGTATGTACCTCTTGTATGGTCATTTACGCAGGTGTAATTTGTTTACGATCTTCCAGCTTAGCTTTCATATCATTAACTTCTTTGCTGTGTTTAGGGTTATTTACAAACCCAACAGCTTCTTCAAGGTTTTCACCAATCAGTTCGTCAATATAAAAGTAACTGTTACCAGCTTTACGCAATACTTCATTCTCAATCAATTCTGCAATAAAGTCTTTGGTTTTAAGCGACTCATCAGTAGCTACTTCATAGAACCGAGCAGGGCTAGCTTCCATCTGTTTATGGAGAGCATTTTCTTTTTGCTGACTACTCAGCTTATTAGGATTGCCTGTACCTAGTACTCGTAGTACCCGGTCAATAGCTTCTTCATCATCAAGTACTTTAACAAAGACTTTATAAGCTTTTGCTTTAGCCTTGACTTTATCATTTTCCTGAGAACTTTCACGTTCCGGATCATGAATGTAAAACTTCTTCTTACCAAACCTTTCCATCTCTGAACGAGTCTTGGCTACTTCCGGGTGTGTTTCAGCCCATAGGTAGGTAAGGTAGTCTTTAGGAACCGTTGGGTATCCCTCTTCATCAATACTAATATTAAGTACAGCACCTTCAGAAGGCACTTTTACTGTAATACTTCTCCAGAAATCTTTAGAAGCCTTTCTGAATTCAGCTGAATCAGCAGGGATATCATTAACCAGAGGTAGCAGTTTCTTTTCTAGATCTGCTGGTACCCCCTTATGAGTTCCGCCTTTATAATACACGCTACCAAGTCTATGGATAGCATTCTGTCTAATTTCAATAGGCACATGACTGCTGGCCTTTTCCTTACGTATTACTTGTACTTCTTTAGTCTGGGGTTCTAGCCCAGTTTCAGTAGTTGATTTTTTCTTACTCATAAGTATTTATTTGGTTTATCTTCTTCTTTAAAAATGTGGTGATGCGAAGGAAGAAGACAAATGTTCCAACCTTCACACCACCACTAATTCATTGTGCTAACTTACGCAGCTACACACTGAAGGTCAATAGAGGTGTCGAATCTCTTCAGACAAACTCCACATGTTTTCAGGAAGTGCACGGAAGCACCGTCAATGTCACTCGCACGAAGAGGTGTGTTACCCATTCCACGAGGAATTACGGAACCTGCTACTCCCCACTTAAGCATTTCACGACCTTTCTTGTTCACCATCTGGAGATTTGGCTCTCCATCATAGCGTGATTGGTCAACGAATACCATCCTGTAAGACTCAATAGGAAGGTTACTTTCAGGGTGACTTCTACTTGCCTGGGCAAGAGCTGAGTGATCAAAGATAGGCGTCTTCACTACGTTAATAGTGTGGCCATCAATGTGCTCATAGCGCTTGAAGTATCCGGTAAGTGTAAGTTCACGACCTGATCCCTGAAGGAATTTACCGTCAGAGTAGATAGTGAAGTTTGTACTTCCAAGCTCTTCTTTCATAGCTCGGTCAAACTCACGGGCTCCACCTGTACCTGTGTACAGTGTTACGTTTACATTCTGTGCATCTGTCATTCCAAAGAACACATCTCCAATCAATTCTCTCAGCTTGGTAGCTGTAAGACGACTGTAAGTATCTTTGTTAATGATCTGGTCAAGGAGTCCAGGGCCAATAACAACTGGCTGTCCGTTCTCATCTTTCATCTGTACAACGCCTTCACTGTCGTAAGAGCGCTTACCGTACCATAGGTACAGTTCAGATTCTTCTTTCCATTTCAGGAAGTGTTGCCACTCCTCATAGTCCATCCAAAACTTAGATGTTTTTCCACCTTTTACAGGTAGATCGAATGATGCTACATAATCTTTAGCATTACCAGAGAACTGATAAGACTTACGGATTGTAGTCAGACGGTGACGAACCTTAGCAGGTGCTTGCCAGTTACTAGCATTCCCACGTGAGAAGTCAACACCAACCGGTGCGAACATTTGTCCAAACTTTTTACCTGCTTGAACGTCCTCTGAAGGCATTACCGGAGTATCCGGGCTAGCGATTTGCACAGTATAGTCCCAGTTGCTACCGTTTGGAACAGGCTCTCCCATAATACGTACTTGTACCTGAGATTCAGATACTAGGATGTATTGGTTAATGAACCATTTGTCCGGAAACGTCAGCACGAATGGCTGTCCGCCTCGGCCTAAGTCTGCAGTGCTTGCTGGAGATTGTGCAATAGGGCGTGTTTTACGGAAATGGTAATTCACATCGTATTCATATTCCAGCTTTTCAATAGATTTGGTGTTGCCAAGACCCTCGGTCAGAAAACTGAGAGGAAACTTCTTATCCTCACGACCACCCAGATGGGTAATCATAGGCGAGATCTGCTCAGGACTTGACACTAGTGCATTCGACAGACTGTTCATGTCTGTCATCTGATCACTATTGTAGTATGTCTTTTTTACTTTCATAGTTATGATTATTTAAAGGTTAGGTTGGGCACAGTTTACTCGCCAATTCTAAACTCTAGGTCTGCAACGTTACCGCTGGCAGACTTATCTAGATCAGGGTCTTGACTGTTACTTTTACCACGATCTTTGTTAGACTTAAGAGTATCTTTTAAGCTACGACTAGCCTGGCTAGACGCTTTCTTATCAATAAGCTTATTAAGTCCATCAAATCCGTAGAACAGGATGAGATCCATAGCAAGGTGGTCTTCAAGCTCCATTTCAGCGGCCCGTTTGTCTCTAGGAGACTGCCCGGTTTTAGGGTCTGGAGTAATAAACTCCTTAAACTCTGATTTACGCTTCTCTGGGAGTGGTAAGTTTTTAACCTTATTGCTATCAACAATCTGGTTTACTCTATCCCACTCTTCTTCAGCTTGTTTCTTAGCTTGGTCTTGTTTCTCAACAGTCTGCTCTTTAATACGCTCTCGTTCGTTTTCTTGCATAACACGCAAGTCCTGAAGAGAGTCTTTCGACTCTTCCAATAGATTACCGGAGTCTTCAATTGCTTGAAGGTTACGGCTGATTCTATTATCACTGAGTCCTTTAGACTTTAAAGAAAGTCTAATTACTTCTTTTTGAGTGTCTGCATCGTCTTCATTAATCTCTACTTGATTGAAATCAGTAGAAGGGTAGAAGGCGTTCATAAACTCTTGAGGATCTCCTCCCTGTCGTTCAAAGTCATATAGAGCTTTGACATTAGGGGTGGAGTTCACCAGGTTATCAAATTCTTCTTGTGAAGCTTTCTCAACAATCTTTTTTGTCAAGTTTATTAAGCCATCTTCAGTATCATCAATACCTTCGAGGTCTTCTTCACTTAGTTCATAACCCAGAGTATTCATGATGTTATCAACTACTCTAGGTTCATCATCTTCTTCACCTTTAGGCTTCTCAGGATCATCTTTATCCTCTTCTTCCTCTTCTTCAAGGTCATCGTCAGATGCATCGTCTTTTTCATCTGGATCAGGAGTTGGTTCTTCTTCCTCTTCCTCTATTTCCGGATCATCAAGTTCATTATCAATAACAGGATCTACTTCTTCTTCCTCTTCTTCCATACTGAAATCAAGAGCTTCAAAGTCTAGATCTTCGACTGCTAGTTTGTCTTCTTCTTTTGCCATATCTGAATATATGTAGTTTAAGTGTTAGTTGTAAAATTATTTTTTATAGTCTTGTTGACCTTAATTATATAGCATTAATTTTTAGAGGGCTTATTAGCTTGCTTACGTTTGATCTCTAAATCAACTCGTTTAAGCGCTTCTTCTACTCTATTAGCACGTTTTTCTTCGTCTATACGTTGCTGTTCGAGAGCAGTATCAGCAGATGTGTCAGCTGCATTAGCTGCAAGCTTCATAGCTTCTACTTCTTTTTGTCCTTCTACTCTTATTAATGCCTCCTCAAGAGATGTTGCATTCTTACGGAGTTCAATTTCTTTATTTTGCTGCATCTCCATAAGCTTAGTCTCACGTTCAGCCTGAGCTTCTTGTTGTT